GTAGACACCAAGCATATCCTCCGGTATTTTCTCCGTAGGGACGCCAGCTTCCCACATCTCCTTAATGCGGTCATCTTTCACAACACCACCATACTTGATGGCGCATTGGTCAAGAGATGGGTAGAGGGAGGTTTGAGCAGAGAGCAAATATTCTGCAAGCTGTGTATCCCAAATTCGAGTGTTCACCACCTCCTTCTCTGTAAGCCAGCCGTTCTTAAGAGCGTGTAGCAGGTCAAACTTGATGTTATGACCAACCATTCTACCACACAACAGCCGTTTAAATCCACTCAACCACACATCCTGCATAGCGTCATTTACCTCTCCATCAGATTTCACTAATGAAGGTGAGATGTTGGTCTGCCTCTTGAAGAGAGAGCCACTGTCCACAGACAGCACACCAGCCCTAACAATGCGGTTGTCAGGCCACATTGGATGAGCAGGGGAGCTAATGGGGGAGCGAACAGTGGTTTCAAAGTCCACCACCGTATACTTGTCAAGCATCAGAACACTCCTTCGTAACGTGCAATTTCAGGGCGAATACGCACTTCAAACTTCCCATGTCGATGCACCTCTTTGCTACGCACACCACCCCACAGCTTGTTCTTAGGCAAGTGTAGGTAACGCTTGTAGTCATCCTCCTTATCCTTACCCAACGTTATGATGAGGTCTGCTTCACCAGCTTTGTCCGTCTTACTACCACGCAGCATTGAGAGGGTTATGTAATTTACATAATCAGCACTCTCACTAGCCTGAGATACAGCAATTGTGGGGCCAAACTTCTTAGCCAAATCTCGTGCCCACTCATACAACTTACCAAGGCGCAAATCCTCTCGTGCCTCTCTACCAAAACCATCCACCTTATCCAACTGGTCAAACACAATCATGGACGGATTCACCTCGTCAAACAATGCACTGAGTTTACGCACATCGTTCAGCCCCATGTCATCATTGATGATGCGAATACGATTGCCCACTTCTTTCTTATACCTTTCGTCATACTCCTTCTCGTGTTCCAGCATGTCAGACAGTGTGGTGCCGAAGTGTGCTTGAATGACACGGTTCATCACCTTAGCACCACCCTCCTCGTTATTCACCCACACAATAGGTCGGCTGTCATCTGCCAACTGTGTAGCGAAGTGTGATAACTCTGACGCAATGAATGTGGTCTTGCCAGCTTCAGGGCGAGCAGCCAGCACAACAAAATCTCCATCACGCAACGGGCCAGCACTGACATTCAACTCTTCCAAGCGCCACTCATATCCCTTGCTACCACATGCCCTGAGAGTGTGTGACAGCCCCGTAGGAACGAACAGGTCATCCTTGGTTACAACCACGCCCATCTCCTTATGGTAGGCTGACATGATGGTGGTAACATCGTCCAGAGAGTCTCCGTCCTTATCCTGAATGACGTTCATAGCCTTGTTCAACACTTGTGTGGCGTAGTCTTTCGTTACATAGTTCTTAAGAACATCGTCCACCATAACACTAGACACATCCTCATCAACAACTCGTTTGAAATATGTGGTGTATAGAGCGTGTTCATCCTCCTTCAACTTACCAACCATCATAAAAAACGTAATGAAGTCACCCCACACCACCTCTTCAATGTCAGGGTAGCTACGAAAGTAGTTCTTCATCACTTGCAACACTTTCCAAGTCTCCTTGGACACAGCATACTCTTTAATGTGTGGAGTGAGTCGATTGAACAGTGTTTTGTTCGACAACTTCTTCACCAGAATGACATCATGCACCGAGTAGCTCCTTTATACGAGAGTAGGACACTTCTTTAGGTTGTTCTGCTAAAACATTCATAACATCAGAAACACCGTTAATGCGTTTAAACAACTCTGTTGCACCCATCTGACCGGGATGATCGGGGTCAAGCCATATAATAACATCTTTATAATTGTAAAGCAACTCCAATTGTTTGTCAGATGCTTTTGTTCCTAACAACGCTAACACATTATATCCTGCTTTATGCACTTTATATGCACTTACAACGTCCTCAACAACGACTATTTTGTTGTGGCTATCAGAGTAATAGAAGTAGGCTGGTGTATCAGTTTGCTTATAGCATACATATCTACCACCCTTGCCAAATCCCCTACCTACCCAAGTGCCACCAGCTTTCATGAACAGGCGTCCACGGGCAACATCCCATTGAACATTAAACCGCACTGCATCAACGTCATTTAAGTCATACGAATACCACCAAATACGAGCCTCTGTAGACCAGAGCTTCACCTCCTCCTCAAAGAGTCCCTTAGATAGACTATCTATAATGGCACTTGATGTAGGTGTTTTTACATCAGCAGCAGGCATACCCCTATACATCTTGTCAGCAGCACGCAGATAGCCCTTGTTACCACAGTGGTGACAATAGAACATCCACCCATCAGGAGCACGCTTGATGTATAGACGCCTCTTAACATCTTCACCAGCACTGCAATCACGATGGTTGGTGTTATATTGATAGCCTATTACAGCTTCATCCAAATCTTCAACATACTCCTTCATCTCTGGTGTTCTTAGGAACACGATTGCTCCTTATTCAGCGCATCCTTCACCATTAAAACACTCCTGAAGCCTAGCGTTATCCCTGTAATACAGCTTCACCACATCCGGCTCCGGTGTGGGCTTGATGCGGTAGTCGCAATTGGTGCTAAATGTCGGATGAAGACTTGGTTTCCACTGATCAACGCTGTGATCATAAAACTCAATCTCCGCACCTTCCGCCCATTCGTGGATAAGGTCTGCGTGTTTGTGTCTCATTTAATTACCTCCACTATAGGTTTCACTGGCACTGAGCATTCCCACTCTTCCACTTCCTGATTGTGGTAGTGGGCTTCTGTCTCCCACTCTGTGCCGTCATTGTTACGCATCACCCAACGGCACTTGCCTTCTGCTGGCATTCCATTACCTTTCAACGCTTTCGACATGTGCATCTCCTTCCTTGATAGCAATTGCCTTCACACCGTGTTCCTAAGAACAAACCAGTCAGGTATAGGGCGCTTAGTCCACCGCATATCCACTGTCTTACTTTTTTGATGATAGTAGTCTCTATAAGCCTTGACAACATCTTCATTCTTAAGTTCCTCCGGCATAGCTTGGGCAAAGGGAGATAGCACTTCGTCTGGTAGTGTGACAGTCATGTTGATAAGCGTATTCTCTATAACATTCAAGCACTTATGCACCTTGTTATAGCGGTGTTCATACTCGTTACATAGGGCAACACCATGTGAATAGAGCCATGCAAAATTGCTAACACTACTACGTGCCCACACAGTGCAGGGGTGATTGACATGTGTAGGCTTGTATGGCCCACCTGCTATGGTGGACAACATCTGCGCTGTTTCAAGGCACATCTTAACAACATGCTTATCACACTGCATCTGTGCAGCTAATATAGGATTGGTATCAAGGACAAAGATGTTCATTTCAATTTCACCTTAACAGTGATGATCGTGTTCTCAAGAACATTGTAACACCACTTCAGGTTGTCTACAGCTTGCTTCTTGTCAGCATACACCCACTCACTAGTGGCCCACTGACTACCATCTGCCAGCATAGCAACGGCTATCCAGCCGCCCTTACTCCTATTGTTAGCATACATCTCACACCTCCTTAGATGGCTACACCAAACACCTTGGCATACAACTCAGACACAGCACGCTTGTCGCTATCACGCAGTTTGTCATAGAACGCAATGCGGAACGATTGGCGCATGTCACCATGCTTAACCGCCTTGCTACCCCAATTGATGAGAGTGCGAGGGGACATGGTGAGGTTGATGCTACGCTGTGCATAGGCACTACGCACCAACGATGCCAGCTTAATCATCTGTTCAGCATTCTTCTTGCTAACCCCTGCCTTACCACGAATGACATCCATCTCATGCTCTTTGCTCAGGTAGTCTAGGTGAATGGTGGTGGTGAAGCGGTCGAGGGTTGCGCTATTCTGCACCATCGTGCCAGCAAAGCCACCGCTGTCATCGCCCTGACCCACTGTATTACCAGCACATACAATGCGGAAGTTAGGATGCGGGATGAACGTCTTATCCTTAGCATCACCCGGCTTCTCTTTCAAGAACAGGTAGCCGTCATCTTCCAACAGGTTTTGTAAACCCATGCTGATTTCAGGGGGCATGAGTTCCCACTCGTCAATGAGCACTACCGCACCATGCTTGACAGCCTCAGTGATGGGGCCATCTTCCCACACCGTAGCGCCATCACGAGCCACTAGCTGACCGAACAGCACACTACTCTCAGCGTCGGCTGACATGTTAATGCGAATGAACGGGGCACCCAACTTAGCACACACATACTTCACAAGGGAGGATTTGCCTGAGCCAGTAGGCCCTGACATCAGCACTTTGTCACCGTCCATCATAGCAGACACAAGGCGTGCTGCCTCCTCTGTCTGCACCACATACTTGTCATCCACACGAGGGATGAGGTGAGAGACACACTCAGGGACACCAGCAAACTTGGCAACACCGAAGTCAGGAATGTTCTTAGGAACACTGCCGAACATCTTGCTGTATTCCACCTCACCATCACGCAACTTCATTACGGGAGCAGGGGGAACGTGCTCTACAGCAGCAGCTTTAGCCACCTCAATAGTGGGGGATTTAGTGGTCTTGGCGTGTTCCTCTTTCTTAGAAAACTCCGACATAGCAGCAGCAACAAAATCATCCAACTCAAACTTACCAGTGGTGGTAGTAGCCATGTTACACACTCCTTATGATGTGATTGGAAATCAGAGAGAGCAAAGCATGTTCAATGTTACAAGCATCATCAATCTTAGCCCATCGTTTGTAATAGTTCTTGACACCATCATACTGTAAGCCAACACCCACAATCTCAACAGGCGAACCCTCAATGCCCTTGATGACACGCTTGGTGTAGTGACCAATGGCACCCTTACGATGACCACCACACGGGCTACCATCAGATAGCACAATCATCAACTTGCGTCGCTCTTTACGTTGACGTATGCGGTTGAACCCATACATTAAACTCTCGCCGTCCACATTGTCAAGTAGCATCTCAGTCATAGCACTGAATGAGGACGCAAGAGCATGGTTGGTAACATTCTTGCCAAACTCCTTAGCAACATACATTGTGTGCTTGTCACCCCACTCAGTGAACGCTAGTATTTCAAGCGGCACATGTAAGGTGTTAGACAGCACATTGTTCAGCACTACAGCCGCAGCAGCAGCGTTGGTAAACTTACTACCACACATGCTACCACTAGCATCACACAGGATTTGAACGGACACATCGAGTGATTGATTCTCAATCTTCTGCTTGAATAGGCGTTCATTTAACCCTTTCGCATCCTTCATACCAACACGATAGAGAGCACCATTGTGCAACTTACCACGTTTTTTGCCATACTCATAGCGGTCGCGGCATATAATCTGTAACTGTGTCCGCACTTGATTGGCAAGGCCAGCACCCTTGTCTGCTATACGTAACATCTCGTTAGCATAGCTCACATCAGGGCTAAACGAGTGTGATGTGTTGCGCTTATCTCCTGTAACAAAGTTAACCTCGATGATGTCGTTAGCGGCAGTGGGGGAATACACCTCACCGCTACCACAGGTGTAATTGTGTGCATTGACACCCTCACTACGCTTGTCATGCTTGCTATAGGGGAGCACCATTGCCCCTTCGCAATCAATGTCGCGCAGCTTGTCATTCACACTAGCTTCACCCTCTTCACCCTTGCCATCATCTCCCTTACCTTCGCCTTTCTCCTTACCTCCGTCACCCTCACCATCACCAGACTTACCCGCTGCCTTAGCACGCTCTTTCTCAGGCTCGGTCATGCTCTCAGGGTCAGCGTCGAACACCTCACGAACGATGCGCTTCGCCAACTCATACACCTGCTTACCACCCTCGGTCTTATCCTTGATGTTCCGAATGTTCCTAAGAACAGTGGCGTAGTCCCCTTTGTTCAGCTTGTCAAGGATGGTGTGCCCCTTAGCTGACACATTACGAGTGAAGGGGTCAACTAGCGTGAGCCACAGGTCATTACGGACGGACATATCCCATGCAAACAGCGGCATCATCCAATCTTTAGCTTCAGTTTGAACGCCATGCTTACGCAACTGCTCATCATACAAAGGCCAATAGCTCTCCGTGTTCTGCTTATCACCAGCATAGTCGGAGTCATTCAAGTAGTCAATGCGATGATCTTCTAATAGGTTGTTAATGAACGCAAGGATACCAACGGGACGGTTGACATTTAACAAGTCGAAGTCGCTATATAGCACATGGCTTGTCTCATGCTTCACCCATTGACGCAGGTGTGTCATCTGGTCGTTAGGGGCATACGCATTTACAGGAGGGAGCCACATAGTGCGCCCATCTGTAGACGGTGTAGCCCCTTCTTTCCACACTACAGACACTCCTGCCCTGTTAGCACAGGCGGCAATGTATTTAGTGATGTCGAGTGTGTTTAACATTATAGCGATTTAACTCCTGTAATGATGTGAGCTTGCAATTCTACACGCTTGTCAGCGAACATACCTAACAGCACACGCAGAGCTTCAAGGTGCCTGTCCACCTCAGCATACGGGTCTATCACTTCTGCCTCTTTCGTTCCTTTACACAGACGCTCAATGGCGCTCTTGCCAATCACTTGCCCATTGTCATCACATAAGGGCACAAGGTTGTTACGTGCCTTGAGTAGCACGCTCTTAGCACTACGCCATCGTGAAGGCATGGCTGTTAGGCCAGTGCGCTCCTTGAACTCATCCTCAGCGTTCCTAAGAACATTAGGCAAGTCGTCCACAGTGATTCCAGCGGATGACGTTACAAGCGTGTTCCACGCATCCCCGTCCAACTTATCGGATGCTGCAAACTGTATGATGCTATCTACGAGGGTCATCTGCTATCTCCTTACGCTTCTGTTCCACCAGTGTTCCCAAGAACATTTCAAACTTGGCCCTGTCGAAACGCGGATTGTCCTTGGACAACCACATACACAGCGAATCAATCATCTTGCCTGACGCAATGCCATCAGCCATTGCATGACACATACCTATATAATCGCCACGAGTGAGCATACAGCCTCCAGATTGATGAT